GGGGTCCCGAAGAGTTGGCCAGGAAGGCCATCTTACTTCCCCTTTAGAGCTGTTGCTCCTAGGCGAAGAAGTTTCTTCGGATCGCAGTTGCTAACTGCGCCTGGCCGACAGAGTAGGACACGTTAAAGTATCCGCACTCAGTCGCTGTTTTAACGTAATTCCATGACGGAGTTACGCTAACCTTTGGGGTGTACCTGACTTTTCCGAAACGGATTGTCATTGTTCCACCCTCGATGTCACCACGCAGGAAACTCTCAATAAGGCCTGGAGCGGAGTAAATCCGCTTTTTAGCCCCCTTGGGAACTAAGATCTCACCATCCTTGAAACGGATGACAGTTGGCGCAGAGGACCACACTTTGTACACAATACTTCTATTGTGATCATAGTGCGGGTAACCCTCTTTGCGGCTGTCTTTAACCGTTATATAGTCAAGTGGGACCTTAACACCTGCATCGTCGTTCTCCGCAAGAGGAACCGGTAGGAACCGGACGCTCTTCAAGAGCCGTTGGACTGTTCTCGGTAATGGAATCTCCATCTCCGCAGACCAATGGTTCAGACGATTAATGGCAACATACCGGTTTGCTGCAGTCTCGAGGCTTTTGATGTAAACACCTCGAGTCGGGTTTCCACTTTCGTAGTCACCCCCGCAGCTCTCCCGGAACCATCCTTCATGGAAGGATTTCTCAGCATTGATCCTGAAACCTAGTAAGTGTAAAAGACGTACGGTTTGATTGTACGCCTCGGCTTCGACGATTATGTCGTCGCCAAACACTCCGAAGTTTCCTGGCTGGCCTTGGTCTATTTCAAAATTCGATAGACCTGCTAGCGAACGTCCCTTAAGCGCTTTGCTTTTCACGCTTTTAGGATGTCGATTTCTACGCATGCTTATACCAAGCAGATCGTAGACTGCTGAGACAACACAACTAAACAGGAGAGTTTGCAGGGGAAAAGTAAAACCATTCCCCATACTGCTCACCATGTGAAGTTCCTCCACACTGCCGTCAGGCAGGGTCACATTCGGGCTGCGAAACCTTAGAAGCTGTTCATAGAACGCTTCTGGTAAAAAGGCTTTCAGCATTGAAAGTGACACAGAATCGGAAGCGCAACTCAGATCGATCGTACTGAACGATTGGTCGATGCTCCCAATTCTCGCGAGGTATCTGTTGTAATCAGGTTGGGAAGCGAGTCTTATGCCGAAAAACTGGCTAAGTCGCTTCTCAATCAGTGCACCCACACCCAGCTGAAAGAACATATTCAGCGAAGGCTCAGTGCAGATTACGCGAGACGTGTCTTGGTTCTTTGGTACAAAGGATAAGCGATTACCTACAACTACATCAGGTTCACCGAACTCGGTATACCGTTGCCTTTCGGCGTGGTCCCAGTTTGGGAGACTCTTGATGTAGTGCTCGTAAACGAGGTAGAGACTACTCCTAGTGCAGGTCATAGGGCCGGCGAACATCTTCGTGTAGAAGTCGTTCCCGTAGGCCCCTAGACTAGCACCTGGCCCTGTGTTCGCGAAATCTAAGATTTCATTGAACCCAGGCAACAGCGTATCAACCCCTGTCGTATACCAAAACTTGTGGATAGCGTTTTTAAAGCTATTCAAGAGCTGGTAGTCCGACTCGGTCCATACGTTGGGAGTTAAACGCCATTCTTTGCACCGAAGGTTTGATGCAAGGAATGTTTCAAGCGCGGCTCCGTTCGTCTTTTTGCTATCCGCTCCATCTTCGAGTTTCTTGAAGAAGGATTGGGCAAGCTTAAGGGCACGGAACTGTTGCAGCGTTATGTCAGGCCACGGTTCCAACTGCTTGAGATCATTTACTGTTCTCAAGTTTAAGTTGGGTACTGCGGCCTCCAAGTCCTCTAGTAGGTCAGAGTAAAGAGCGTAATAGTGTATAGACACAATATACCTCCATTCTTGTTAATTGAATCAGTAAAGCCCCTTAGGGCAAACCATTGATCATCGCTTGGAGCTCTTCCTCTTTGGGCTGTTCAGCTGTTGGAGCCGGAATGACCTCATCTTCGATGAGGACGTCCTTAACCATTAGCTTGCAGCCATGAAAGAGTGGAGCAGAAGCCACGAGAACGGCGATCAGTTTGACCGACTTCCTGTATGGGCGCATTTTATGCTCCCAGGATGCCAGTTTTAACTGTACCGCCAATCTCAACGCTGAGGTCGTTTAAGACCCCAATATGCGCAGAGATCATGGCCAACAAGTCGTCAGGACTCGCAGTATCACAGCCAGCCGGAATCGAGAAACTCGTTTCCGCTTTGGCCATGCGTGCTGCTTGTCCACTTAGAGGCACCGCGCCCTTACGGGTACGGACCTTGTAGACATTGTTGGGTACTGAACCAAGAACGCCTGACACAGGATGGGGCGCACCAACCAACCGAAGGTTGGCAGGACGCTCCACTGTACAGGTGAATGGACTCGCGACCGAATGCGCCGAAGCCGAGCCTTGCGTACCACCTAAGGTGGTAATTGCAACTTGCTCTGCGTGGCTATGCGGTTCTGAGTCCACGGTATACGTGTACGTCGGGGACGTAAATCCCGTCTGTGCACCACCCACTATTGGGTTTGTTAGCGTACCGAACATTGAGATAACCTCTCTTTATAGGTAAAGGTGTTAGCATAAACGCACCATTGCGCTTACACTGTTTAGGGTATTAAACCCTATAACGCTTGCGTATCTCCTTCGAAGCAAGAGCCAGACTAGCTAGGGTAGCTATCTGACCACCTTTGAACGGTATAGACCATTCGAGGGTGGGTATTAGGCTTCCAATGGAAGCCGAACGCTCAAACTTCTTAGTGACACTTTTAAAGCGTCCAGGCTTGCCGCCAAAGCTCACATCGCAATGTTGACCAGAGCCGTAGGTGAAATACTCAGCTATACTGCGTGCAGGTTGCCAATTGGCACCCTCACTCCAGTTATGCGTACGTATCAACCTATTGCCGAAGGTCATGTCGCTTTGTTGCACTGTGGCGGCGTTGATTATATCGCCAATATTAGCGAAGTAATCATAGACAAACGAGTACGGGAGCAGTTCCCATGCAGTTGGTAGCCAGTTCGACGGGTGAAGACCCACCGACCTCGCTGCAAATCCAGCTGCACTGCACCGCGCACCTATCCCTCCAATGTACTTGACTTGAACTACGCCGATTTGTCGGCATTCATAGTTCCAGCCGGGGCGGCACTGGGTCGAGTTTGGAGTTATGTCATAGACATACTTCTCCTCACCAAACCCAACCACCCGTTCGTGCAACTCCCCATCGAAAAGACTGTCTCTATTAAGCACATTAATGGCTTGTAGAGACTCCTTCACGGTAGGGCGCCACCCGAGAGAGTACTCGAGGAAGGTATCTGCTGCTACCTTTCCGAGGTGGTTTAGTCTTCCCTGCCGGGTGGCAGGGAGGCGACCTTTAGCGAGTTGCTTAAGGTCGGACATATAGTCGTCTAAACCCCTTCGTAGGGAAACAGCAGGACGTTTGACAGCGGCAATCGCGTCACGTAGTTCGCCGAGGTACGTACCGCCTTGAAAAGCGGTTTGTGCCTTGCGTAACTTATTGACGAATTCTCGCTTAGCCTTATTGTCGGCCTTGATCAGCAAGTTGGGCGGAGTCGTCCAATCGCTCACTGTCGCCGTGCCCCAGAAATCGGAGCCGTACGACGAGCGTTGGATAACATAATGCGCTTGAGGTGTACTCGAGTAATCGAAATCTTCAAAAGCAGTGTACGTTCGCTTATGGAATTCACGCTTGACACCCTCGGCGGGTGTTGTAGCGTCAACTCTGTTCGCGATCTGTGCACGCCAATGAGGATTTTTCTTACCGTTGAAGGTATTCTTCTCATTAAACCCCAGCTTTGGATTATTCGTCACTGACGAACCATTGCCAAAGGTTGTTTGAGTCGTGATACCATCAAGTTGACGATGATTATTCGTCTCCTTGTACACGCTTAAGCTCATTCTTAACCCTCCTATGGACCTGGTGGCCCTCGCAGAATTACGAGGGAAACACGGAATCACTGTGTACTTGACAGCAC